ATTGGTATAGGAACGACTAGTCCTGCTAATCTGCTTCATGTAGTGGGTTCAGGCTCTACACCATTTGCTACTCAAAGAGATGTTAATAGTGGTGGCTTTGCAATGATACAGGGTAAAATGGGTGATAGTGCTTCTACTTCAGCAGGTCATGTTTATTCAGCTTTAGTTGCAGGTATTGAAGATAATACCAATGGAGCAGAAGATGGTTATTTTGCAATAGAAGTTTCTGAGGGTGGTTCAAGTAGCGAAAAACTTAGAATAAAGTCCTCAGGAAATGTTGGTATAGGAACTTCAAGTCCATCAAAATCATTACACATATTAAATGCCGACCCTGTTATTAGATTAGAAGATTCAAGTCCATCTGCTTATGCAGAAATTGATGGTGCAGGTGGAGACTTAATTATTAGTTGTGATGCAGGAAATGATGATGCAGATTCAGTAATACAATTTAAAGTTGATAATTCTGAGAAAATGCGTCTTGATTCTACAGGAAATTTAGGTCTGGGAACTACAACAATAAGACAAAAATTACATCAACACGTGGGAGATTCAGGTGCAAACTATCATTTATTTACAAACACAACAACAGGCACAGGAACAACAGATGGCTTTTTAGTTGGTATAGATGGAGATGAAAATGCTCTTCTTTGGAATTTTGAAAATACAGTTATGAAATTCACAACTAACAATACAGAAAGAATGCGTATTGATGCTTCAGGTAATGTTGGTATAGGAACTTCAAGTCCTACTGAGCAATTAAATGTGGCAGGTTCAACTCATATAACAGGTTCAGGTACTTTTCCATCTTCGGGAAATGGTATAGAGTTAGTTCCCGGCTCTACTAATAATTTTATACAAACTTTTGATAGAGATAATTCAGCTTGGAAAAATTTAAGAATTAAGTCAAATCAAATAGAGCTTTTTACAGCAGGTTCAGAAAGAATGCGTATTGATTCTTCAGGCAACTTGTTAATTAATAGAACAACACAAATAGGTACTAATAAATTTTCTCTTAACTATGCAGGTTCAAGCGAAAAAGGTTTAGGAATTAATACATCTGATTCTGGAGATGCTAAACACATAACCTTTTTAACCTCAGGTAATATAAAGGGCACTATATCTACTGATGGCAGTAACGTAGCATACAACACATCATCAGATGCAAGACTTAAAGACGTTACAGGCTCTGCAAGAGGTTTAGAAGTTATCAACGAACTCAACCCAGTAGCTTACAACTGGAAAGCAAATGGTAAAGCAGATGAAGGTTTAATAGCTCAAGAGGTATTAGATGTAGTACCAAATGCTGTATCAGGTTCAGAAGAAGATATGTACCAAATGG